CGCTATGCGAACGCGATCAACTAATTAAATTATGTATCCTCGAAGCGCGTAAAATTTGCGCTGAAGTTTGTAAGCCAGTAGTAACAATGGCGATCCATAAAAATGAGTAAATTATCCCGTACCAAAGGTCATAGCTTCGAGCGGTGGACGGCGATCGCGCTACGCGTGGTGTTCCCTTCAGCGCGTCGCCATTTAGAATTTCAAGTCGACGAAGCGGCGTTAGGTATAGACCTCGTGAATACTGGACCGTACAAAATCCAGTGTAAGCGAATGAAGAAATATGCTAGCGTCGCCGCGATTAAAGAAGTCGCCTGCGACGAAGCTTTTGGCGATGTACCGATTTTGATTACAAAGGCGGATAAGGACCGTGTGCTAGTCGTGATGCCATTTGAAGAGTTTTTAGATTTACTGCGTATAAAATATACACCTCCGGTTTGAAAGCTGCAAAATGAACGTGAAGCCGAAAGAAAAGTTCGAAGCGATTAACATTAGGGTCTCTGCGCGTGAGAAACGACGCCTAGAAGCCGCTGCGAAGAAATGGGCGGGGGGAAACCTATCGCTTTGGCTTCGGACCGCTGGCGTCGCGTTTAGACCCCTTAGAAAGCTGAGTAAATAGTATACAGAAAATCCTACCTGCGTTTCTTGCCGGTAATTCTTGCAACTCCGAAGCCTTTCGGCTACGCTTTATTTAATTGACAATCGCTAAAGCGTTCGGGTCGGATACCCATTTAAAGTGGAAAAGCTAGGCTTAGTAATATTCTGGCTTTGGTTTTGGCTCACACTAAGCCAGATCGCCGTATAAAACTCAATTCAGTAGGGTAATTAGTTTGCAAAAATTAGCGCCGCAATTAAAGCCATATCATTTCAAGAAAGGCCAAAGCGGTAACGAAGGCGGTCGGCCTAAAGACAGCCCGGAAATCAAAGCAATTAAGAATCTTACCAAGTCTGAATTAGTGTCGATTAGTAACCTCATTATCCGTCAAGACTTTGGTGCATTGGTAGCGTTATCAAAACGTGAAGACGCTACGACGCTTCAGCGAATGCTGGCAGCGGTCGCGATTCGAATTGTGAGAAAAGGCGATATGGGCGCGTTAGATATTCTGCTTAATCGGCTCGTCGGTAAGGTGAAAGACGAATTTGTACATGAAGGATTAAACGCGCCGCAAATTATCGTTACACTGCCCGATAACGGTTTTATGGCTCGGGCTATTGATGTAACGCCGCCTGTACAAATTGACGACGGGTACGGGTTTTAAAAACCATAGTCTACAGGATATAAATGCTCATAAGCTTTCTTAACCCATTTCTTAAACTCGTCTGGCGTGAAGGTCCATTTCGCGCGATTGCAGTGTTTGCAGCAAGGCGCGACGTTACCCTTTTCATAACCAAGCTTAGTATTAATCCGGTCGAGCCCGTTCATATGCCCTATCCGCAGTTTTCTTTTCCCCGAGTTTTTTGGCGGTTTCCAGACAAAGCGCAGCGGCTCGGTACCGCAGTACGCACAGTTCTGCATTATGAGTTTGTGGAATTCAGGGATGGTTATATCAAACGTATGGTTTTTCTGTTTTGCGGTAGTTCGGTAGTTAGCCCATTGCTCTTTAAGAAGGGCTTTGCGTGAACGGTCGGCGAAATAGCAGCCACAGCTTGGGTTCGATTGGCTCACTATTCGAGCGCAGCGCAACTCGACCTCGTTACCGCAGTCGCATCGGCAAAGCCATACGACCTGCGAGTTTATTCGCCGCTTTGTGTCGCGCAGTAGCGTTAGCCGCCCGACCCGGGTACCGGTTTTATATTTCTGGTGAGGCTTGTAATCCTTGCGGGGTATGGGCTTCATGAGCGATGAATATATATCACCGCAGCCAGGACCGCAAACAGAATTCCTATCTTCTAGGGCTTCAATATGCATATTCGGCGGCGGCGCGGGCGGCGGAAAAACCTACGCGCTTTTATTAGAAGCGCTAAGGCATTATAATAACTCAAAATTCAACGCGATTATATTCCGGCGAAACTCGACACATATCCGTAACCCAGGCGGGTTATGGGATACATCTATGGAATTGTTCTACCCGCTAGGCGGGCAGCCTAGGCAAGCGTTTTTAGAATGGATTTTCCCGTCGGGCGCGTCGCTAAAGATGGCTCACCTAGAGAATATTGATACCGTGTACAGCTACCAAGGCGCTCAGATTCCGCTGATTATGTTTGACGAGCTAACGCACTTTGAAGAGGCTTCATTTTGGTACCTACTAAGCCGCTTACGCTCAACGTCGGGCGTCCCCGGGTATATCCGCGCAACGTGTAACCCGGACCCCGATAGTTTTGTATGTAAGCTTATCGATTGGTGGTTAGACGAGAAGGGCTTTCCGATTAAAGAGCGTTCGGGCGTCTTACGGTGGTTTATCCGCGTCGACGATAGACTGGTATGGGCGGATTCAAAAGAAGAACTAATTGAGAAGCATGGACCCGAGCAGATTCCGAAGTCGCTAACATTCATACCGTCCCTTGTTTACGACAATACTATTTTGATGGATAAGGACCCCGATTATTTATCTAACCTCATGGCCTTATCCCGAATCGACCGTATGCGATTGCTCGAAGGCAATTGGCGCGTTAGAGCAAGCGCCGGTACGATGTTTCAGCGCGAATGGTTTAGGGTCGTCGACGCGATACCCGGCGGCTGGATATCGTCCGTACGCTTTTGGGATAGGGCGGCGACGAAACCAAACGAATCAAATAAAGATCCAGACTGGACGCGTGGTTTAAAGCTGCTACGATACCCAGATAACACTTTTCTAGTCGCCGATATAAAGTCTTTACGGGATACGCCTGGTCAAGTAGAAAGTTTAGTTAAGAACGTAGCTAGTCACGACACGCAAAGCGTACAGATTATGAGCCAGCAGGACCCAGGGTCGGCGGGTAAATCTGAAGCTGAGCATTTTATCCGTATGCTAATCGGCTACGACGTACACGTCGAAACTATGAGCCAGGATAAGTTAACGCGGGCGAAGCCGGTATCGGCACAATGCGAAGTCGGGAATGTTAGCGTATTGCGAGCGCCTTGGAATGATGAATTCTTTGCTGAGTTAGAGAATTTCCCCGAAGGCAAGCACGACGATATCGTCGACGTACTATCAGGCGCGTTTAACCGGCTTTGCGGCGGCTTCTCAATTATGGACGCATTATAAACCCAAGGGGACCATATGCAAGACGAGTTTAGTATTGAAAGCATCGAAGCCACTATCCAGAATTCATTGCCAGCGGCTACGAAGAACGGGTTAGCCGACGCGATTGGCTTTAATACCGGTTTCCCCGGTAATCAGGCGAGCCCTTGGACTGAGCAGGTATCAAACGTAACGACCAGCTTTAAGAATTTGCGCTGGTATCTCGTATCAAACTTTCGGCAATTCCTTTCTGAAGCCTACGTCGAATTAGGCTTGGTGCAAACTATCGTCGACGTACCAGTAGACGACGGTCTACGCGGCGGCGTCGAAATTAAATCTAAACAGCTAGACGAGCCGCAAATCGCTGAGCTACTTGTAAGCTTAGACCGCGACGACGATATCAATACGCTCGGGCAAGCCGCAAAATGGAATCGCCTGTTTGGCGGCGCGGGCGTTATGGTTATCACCGACCAGGACCCGTCGACGCCGATCGATATCGAAGCGATTACCGCCGATTCTAAACTAGAGTTTCGCGCGGTTGATATGTGGGAGCTATTTTGGGACAAGCAAAACACTGAAGGCTATGACCCAGCAATCCAGTCTGAAAACTTTGAGCACTACAGCTATTACGGCGAGCAGGTCCATAAGTCGCGCGTAATGCGTATGAAGGGTTTAACCGCGCCGTCGTTTATTCGCCCGAAACTTCGCGGCTGGGGGTTCTCAGTCGTCGAGGCTTTAATCCGTTCGATTAATCAATACCTAAAAGCGACCGATCTAGGCTTTGAGGTCCTCGACGAGTTCAAGCTTGATATTTATAAAATCAAAAACCTAGTCAATACGCTCATGAGCCCTAACGGCGATCAAAAGATTAAAGAGCGTATCGCGCTTGCGAACTATCAGAAGAATTACCAAAACGCAATCGTAATGGATTCCGAAGACGACTTCGATCATAAGCAATTATCGTTTGCCGGTCTTGCTGAAGCTATGACAGGCATCCGTATGCAGGTCGCAAGCGATATGCGTATGCCACTTACAAAACTATTCGGCATTAGCGCCGCCGGATTTAGCTCAGGCGAGGACGATATTGAAAACTATAATGCGATGGTGGAAAGCCAAGTTCGTAACAAGCTTAAGTATAATATTCTGCGGGTTTGCGAAATCAAGTGTCAAAAGCTTTTCGGATTTATCCCAGACGACCTATCGGTCTCGTTTAAGCCCTTACGCATACTGTCTGCTGTCGACGAAGAAACCGTTAAAACGCAAAAGTTCGCTCGCCTTGCACAAGCTAAGCAAGCGGGCGAAATAACGACGGTCGAATTCCGCGACGCGATTAACAAAGGTAATCTCTTCGATATTACGCTCGACACGACGGGCGACGTCTTAGACGAAGTCGGCGGCTACATGGACGACGAAGCCGGGCAATCGACTAACGACCCGCTTGATTCTAAAGACGTCGATAATCCCGGAGCCGATCGCCTAGATACGCAGAAGTCGTTAGCTGGTGAGAAGGGCGGCGCGGGTAAAGATCCGCCAAAAGCCGCTGATACACCAAAGCCTAAGTTAGCGGCGACGAAAGAAGCGAAGCCCGCGCCTGAAGCAAAAGCAAACGCGGTAGTACCGTTTACTAAAGCCGAAAGAATCGACCGCGTCTTAAAGAACTCAGCCGAATTCGACCGCGCAAGCTACGAAGCCGACGGCGGCGATAGCTGGATCGACCCGCGCCGTCACGTTCTATTTGAAAACCCGGGTAACGTCGACGAAGCGTTATGGGCTCGCGCTAAAGACGCGTCGGAAAAAGCGCTAGGCGAGGTACGTTGGCAGTTTGTCGTTTCTTGGTATAAGAAAATGGGGGGAAAATTTGAGGAGCAAGACGAATGAAGCGTAAAACGCGATACCTCGGATTCGGAAATACTGCGGCGTTAAAGCATGGCGGGTGTAGTAACGGCAGCCGGACCCGCGCCTACGCTGTTTGGTGCTCCATGCGGGCACGATGCAGTAACCCAAAAGACCGGTGGTATAGGGACGTCAACGTTTGCAGACGGTGGGACATGTTTGAGAATTTTTTAGCAGATATGGGTGATCCGCCGACGCCTAAGCACCAAATTGATCGGATAAAGAATTACCGGGGATACTCCCCCGGTAATTGCCGGTGGGTAACACCGAGCGAGAACGCGCTGAATAGAAGAACTACTCGCTGGATCACTTTTCGGGGGGAAACTAAGGCTATGTCTCAATGGGCTATCGATATGGGTATCAATCTGCGTACGCTTAAATCGCGTATTGATAATTTAGGCTGGCACTTGGACGACGCGCTAGGCGGTAAATTCGAATGAGTATTTCTAACCTAGAAGGGAATTTAAAATGATTAACTCGGTAACCTGGTCGCCCGGTATGCGGCTCGACGCACTAGAACAAGAATGCATTATCGTCGCCTACCGTTTCTATGCTGGTAACAAAACCGCGACAGCGAATTCGTTAGGGCTTTCGATTCGTACGCTCGACAGCCGCCTAGAGAAATACGAAATGGATTTAATCGAAAGGGAGTTAGCCGATGCAGAGCGAAAAACCGCAAGAGATAACCAGCTTGCCCGCGCCCGAGGTTTGCCCACCATTGGTCAACTTGATACCGCCGGTACTATCGCACAAAACAGCAAGAGAACCGATTCCGGGATTCGCGCGGAATCCTTTGCTAACGCTACCGCGCAACCAAGCGTGTCCCTGTCGAAGCGGAAAGAAGTTTAAACGCTGCTGTCTAAAGGTAATCCCCGGCGTCGTCACGGAATTGATGGCGAAAGACTTCGCCGCGCAAATGAAAAAGCCCGACCTAGTCTTCGTAACAAATGATAATGAAGCTAAGGTCGTCGCCGAAGCTAAACAAACGGTTGAGCCAGAGGTCCCGTGAAAACCATCGAGCTAAAGCCGGTCGTCGTATCAAGTAGCGACTTCGAGGAAATGGAAAAACGCATTAAGGCGGCGTTTAAGAAATACTTCTACGACCCGCTGCTAGCCGAGCTAGACCTACCGCGTAATACGATTAAGAACGCAAAGGACGGCTTAATCAAAGCGCTATCGTCGGGAAAGCTTACCTTCGCGCGGGGGAAATTCTCAGGGCAGCTAGACGCGACGACGACGAAAGAACTCCGAAAGCTTGGTGCTAAGTGGGACCCAAAAACCAGCACGTTCAAACTGCCAGCGACTGAGCTACCGCCCGAGTACCGCGAAGCGATCGCGGTCGCCGACGTCCGGTATCAAGAGCGGATCAACCGTATAGACAAAAAACTTTCGACGTTCGATTCGGCAGAATTTGCCGGTAAGATTCGTACCGACGATTTGTTCGGCTCAAGTTTAGAAGACGCCGACCGACAAGTGCAAGCGTCTGTCAAAGGCATGATAGTGACCCCAAAGCTTACGCCTGAAGAGCAGAAAAGAATCGCCGGGGAATGGTCTAATAACATGGATTTATGGATCAACAATTTCACAAAAGACGAGATCGTCCGATTGCGTAAAGACGTTCGGCAGTCTTTAGTTGCGGGGAATCGGCGCGAAGCAATCGTCGGCTACCTTCAGGCGTCGTACGGCGTCACGGCGAACAAAGCAAAGTTTCTAGCGCGTCAAGAAACTAACCTGCTCATGGCCAAATTTAAAGAAACGCGTTATGCTAGTGCAGGTATCACCAAATACAAATGGCGGACAGTCGCCGGATCAAAAATGCATCCGGTAAGACCGTCGCATAAAATACTTGATGGAAAAACATTTTCATGGGACGATCCTCCACTAACTACCGAGCCAGGACAGCCCGCGCGATATAACAATCCAGGACAGGACTACAACTGTCGTTGCGCGGCGATTCCGATTATAAGGTTTTAAAAATGAGCGTAGCATTAGTAAAACCTGAAAAACATTGCCGTGATAAGTCTTGTCAGCAAGAGAATCCGCAGCCTATTTCAAATTTTAATAGAAATGCTAAGCAGAAAGACGGGCTGCAATACTACTGTCGAGTGTGCACGGCTACCCGAACTAAAGCACACCAAAAGAGATTCCCGGATAAGTGGGCGGGATACAGCCGAAAGTACCGCGTAAGTAATTATGATAAGCATCGGGCGAATGCTAAAGCTTTCCAGTTAAAAAACCCCGACAGTGTCAAAAATACGGTGCTGAAGAGAAATTTTGGGATTACCATCGAGCAGTACAACAGTATGTTTGCTTCTCAGCAAGGACGCTGCGCTATCTGCGACACTCATTCTTCAGAATTCAAAAGATCATTAGCCGTCGACCATTGCCATGAGACAGGTAGGGTTAGGCAGCTTCTCTGTCACCATTGCAATACTGCCCTTGGGTTACTGGACGATTCTATAGCTCGCGTAGCATCGGTCCTAGATTATTTGGAGCGGCATTCGTGATAGAGAATTCAAAAGGCCAGAGATTTTTTGGGATGCACTTTTATCCCGGTGTGGCTCAGTATTCCGAAGACGGAAAAGAGCCGTACCGCGTGTTTCTAAACGAAGACACAATCACGGCAATGGATGCGTCGTTTGAAGGGAAGCCCGTCTTTGTTATGCACGTCGACGAAGTCGAGCAGAGCCTAGATAAGCTGCGCGGCGAAGCGGATGGCTGGGTAGTCCGCAGCTTCTACAATGCGCCCGATGGTAAACATTGGTGCGAGTTTATGGTGGTTAGCGAGCGCGGTCTTCGCGCGATTAAGCAGGGCATGAAGCTATCAAACTGCTACATGCCTAAAAGCTTTGGCAGTAACGGCTTATGGAATGGTGTTAGCTACTCGAAAGAAATCAAAGGCGGCGAATACGAGCATTTAGCAATCGTCCCTAATCCCCGCTACGAAGAATCCGTTATTATGGCTCCAGACGAATTTAAAAAATACAACGACGACCGGCTAATTGAGCTCAAACGGCTCGCAAACGATAAATCTAACGGAAAGGGTTTAAGCATGAAGCTTCAGTTATTCAAAAAAGCTAAAGTCGAAAACGACCTTAGCGAACTTTCGGTAATCCTACCGAAGTCTGGTCGCGAAGTAACCATTACCCAAATGGTTAACGAAGCCGACGAAAAAGAAGTGTCTAAGGACATGAACGCCGGTATGGCCGACCTCAGCCACAAAGTTAAATTAGCCGACGGCTCGCATTGCAACGTTGGCGAACTCGTCGAAAAACATAAGCTTATGTGCGACGAGCTCGAAGCTATGAAAAAAGACGCCTTAGGCGAAGCTGAAGAAAAAGAAGAGCCAAAGGCTAACGAAGAGGGAAAAGAAGAGCCAAAAGAAAACGACGAGGACGAAGACGCTAAGAAAAAAGCGTTAGAACTCGCCGCCCATGAAGACAAGGAAATTAAAGAAGCCAAAGCGAAAAACGCTAAAGAAAAAGCAGACCGCTTAGCTAATGCCCATTTAGCGCCTGAAGAAACGGCCACGGTCGATTTGTCAGAGGATAAAGTCGCTCGCGGTAGAACTCGTTATGGTAGCTAACGCTAGAAAATCGAACGCTTCGACGTTAGACGTTTTGCATGAAGCGGCGTTAGCTCGCGGCAGCTCGCGATACGGGTCGATTCAAAACGGGGTTAGTATTTTTCTTTAACGCGAATTAATTTAATCAGAAACACTCGAAAGGAATTTAAGTTATGTCAACTACAGCAGGTGCTCTTAGTCAAGTATCGGTCGGCTCTAACGCGGCGGTCGTTTCGTCCGCAGTCGCTACCGGCGGCGCGGCTCCATACACCTACCAATGGTACCGCTCGACGACGACCGGCTTTTCACCAGGCGGCGGAAATATCGTAAGCGGCGCGACGGCGCTTACGCTGAGCGATAGCGGTTTGATTCCTAACACGGTTTACTACTACAAAGTTATTGCGACCGATTCCGGCGCGGTCGCTAGTACGTCGAGCCAGTTAGTGGTTACGACTTCGGCTTCGAGCCTGAGCCCTAACCAGTTTGCGCAAACGTCGGTAGTCGGTATGGTCGACCTTCGTTTCCCTTACAACAGCGTTTCGGTACTTATCGACGCGAGCCAAGCGACGGCGCTCTACCAAGGGTCCGCAGTGAAAATGGTCGATTCTGCCGACGGTGTACCTAAGGTCGTTGGCTGCTCAGCAGCGGCGGACGAAGTTTTAGGCTTCATTAACTTCGATATCAAGAATGTTAGCTACGTCGCAGGCGACGCCGCTGAGATTTCGATGGCTGGTAACGTTATGTATCTGTACGCAGCAAACGCGATCGCTCGCGGCGCTCAAGTACAGCTTGATGTAGTTTCGCCTGGTAGCGTCGCCGCTGTCGTCGGCTCAAGCGGCGCGGATATTGTCGGCTGGGCTTACGATAAAGCAGCGTCGGCTGGTAGCTTGATTCGCGTATTCTTGAAGACTCCAAGTTTCTTGAAGGCATAACTAAAACGTTCTTAATTAAAAAATTAAAGGGAGTAAACATATGATCGCAGTAAAACAGCCGAAAATCTTGAACTCGCGAGGCGAGCCGATTCTTTTGACGCCGCGTGAAAAATTCGCTTGCGAAGTAATGCAACGTAAGTTCAACGAAGCGCAAAAGATGTACTCGAATTCGTTAGGCTACGAAGTTTCGATTACGACTTTGACGACGATTATGAAGAAAATCACCGAGCAAAAGTTTTTCGAAGTTGCTCCGGCTGATTACTTGCCGGTCCGCGTTGGTGAGGGAGCATGGTCTTCTAATCTTACGACCTACCGTTCGTTTGATATCGCCGACGAATTCGAAACGGGCGTAATCAATACCGGCGGGCAAAACAGCCGCCAAGCCGCTGCTGATAGCGGCGTCGACGCGTTAAACATCAAGGTGTTTAACTGGTCGAAGTCGATTGGCTGGTCCATTTTTGACCTCGAACTCGCAGCACGTTCGGGTAACTGGGACCTTGTCTCCAGTAAAGAGAAAGCGCGTAAGCGTAACTGGGACCTTGGTATCCAGCGGATTGCCTTCTTAGGCGCTCGCGGACAAAACGGCTCGGGCGGCGCTTGCCTTGGTTATCTTAACCAGCCTGGTGTAACGGTTAACACGACCGTAATCACCAAACCGATTAGCTCAATGACTACGGCTGAACTTAAAGTGTTCACTACCGCAATCGTCGAATCGTATCGGTCTAACTGCCAGCGTACCGCTTGGCCGACCCATCTTACGGTACCGGAATCTGATTTCAACGGTATGGCTGCGACCGTATCGCCTGATTTTCCGATCAAGTCGATTCTGCAATTACTTGAAGAAATGTTTAAAGTTACCTGCGGCGCGGGCTTCAAGATTATGCCACTCGCTTACGGCGACGCTGCGTACCACGCAGACGTGTCTTCGATCGCTGGCAAGCAAGTCTACGTCTTGTCTCGCTACGACGAAGAATCGCTGCGTATGGACGTACCGGTCGATTACACCAATACGCTCGCAAACAGCCTGGATAACTTCTCATTCCAGAATGCGGGCTACGGTCAATTTACTGGTGTGCTAGCGTACCGTCCTTTGGAAATGATGTATTTCGTTTACAACGCGTAACCGTAAATACTTAAAGTTACGCCCGGTGAGAATTCATAACCCTCGCCGGGCGTTTCTTCAGAAGGGATAACGATAGTGGCGTTTGCGAATCCATCGGTACAAGACTTTAAAGATTTCTTCGTCCGCGATTTTCCGTACGGTACCGATACTAATACGTCGGTACTTGATTCGGATATTGCGAAGTCGTTTACGTTTTCCAACGTAAACTTCAGCCAAAGCCTATGGGCGGATCAAGGCTCGTACAACGTCGGCTATTTTCTGCTGTCGGCTCACTACCTCGTTATGAATCTGCGGGCGAGCTCGCAAGGCATTAACGGACAATTTGCATTCTTAGAACAAAGCAAATCGGTCGGATCGGTGAGCCAGGGCTTTGCCATACCTCAGCGGGTCCTGGACAATCCCGACTGGGCAGTACTCATGAAGACAAATTACGGCGCTCAGTATTTGCAATTAATTTTACCGCAGTTAGCCGGACAGGTTTACTCGGTAGAAGGGTCGACAAGACCATGAGCGACGAGCCAGTTATAGAAAAACTGGACACTAAGAAGCTTGATAAAATTATCAAGGCGCTCAAAAAGGGGAAGCTTACTAACGTTAAGATCGGAATTTTTGGCGCGAATACGCGCCCGGACGGGACTAGCAACGCTTCGATTGGCGCTATTCACGAGTTTGGTACCGATTCGATTCCGCAGCGGTCTTTTCTGCGAACGCCGATCCAGGACAATTTAGAAAAAGAGTTAGAAGCATCGGGCGCGTTTGATAAAGACACTTTGAATCGGGTCGTAACCGAAGGCGATATGCTCGCCTGGTTTAAGAAAATCGCGGCTACAGCCGAAAAGATTGTGGCCGAAGGTTTTGCGACAAATGGTTTTGGAAAGTGGGCGGGCTGGTCGAAAGGGTACACCAGTAAATCGGGGAATATTCTAAACGATACTGGTCAATTAAGAGATTCGATTACGACGGTTATAAAGTAAGGACGCATGGCAAATACAATCGGAAATGGTCGCAATACGCCGCTCAACGTTAAGACCGGGACAATCCCGGACGTCGGCGGCGCTATGCACGACTGGTATCAGCCGATGGTGTTTTCACAGGTCGTCAAAACGACCGAAGCTTTCCAGGTCGTCGAAGTTAAAACCGTAATCAACTTTCGCGGCGTGATTCAGCCGCTATCTGGTCGTAAGCTAATGCTTAAGCCCGAAGGCCAACGCGCTTGGACCTGGCTTTGGCTTCACGCCGACCCATCGCTAACGCTCGACGTCGACGACGTCGTCGCTTACCTTGGTGTACAGACCAGGGTTATGAGCCAGAAAGATTATAGAAATTATGGTTACGTCGAATACGAATTAGTCCAGGACTGGACCGGCGCGGGACCATCAAACCTTGCCGATTTTATTACTACCGAAAACGGCGACCAGTTACTAACCGAAGGCGGCGACCATTTAGTCGCTGAAGGATTGTAAAAAATGGCTGATATCAAAATATCCGAACTTACAGCCGCCGGACCGCTTACCGGTACTGAAGACGTACCAGTCGTCCAGGCGGGCGTTACCGTAAAAGCGACGGCTCAGGCTATCGCCGACCTCGCGAGCGTTAGCGGTACGTTGGCGGGCGATGTAACCGGACCGATCGGCGCGAACGTCGTCGCTCTAGTCGGCGGCGCGACGGCAGCGAACGTCGCCGCAGCGACAGCGTTAGCTAACGCGGCGACCGCGTCAAATACCGCAGGTACTATCGCCAAACGTGACGGCTCCGGCGATATCGCCGCAACGACGTTTACCGGCGCTTTGGCTGGTAACGCAGCAACCGCGACGACTGCGGGTAGCGCGACGACCGCCGGTAGCGCGACAACCGCCGGGACTGCTGCAAACTTCTCAGGGTCGCTAGTCGGCGACGTAACCGGGACGCAAGGCGCGACAGTCGTCGCGACCTTTGACGCCACTACTAAGGGCTTAGTACCGCCTTCGGGCGGCGGTACGACTAACTTCTTACGCGCCGATGGTACTTGGACGACCGGCGCGGGCGGCGTTTCTTCGGTAAACAGCCAGACCGGCGTGGTCGTCCTCGATTCGGACGACGTCGCCGAAGGTGTGACAAATCTCTACTTTACTAACCCGAGGGTCCTAGCCGCTGCGACGCCTTTAGCAAATTCTAACTCGGTAGTCGCTCGCGACGGATCGGCAAATTCGGCTTTTGGTACGGTAACGGCTATCGCCTTTCAAGGCGACCTAAACAGCGCGAGCACTATCGGCGCGGTCGCGGTTTCGACGGTCCTAGCGGGCGTAGCGGCGGCTAACGCCGCGACAGCTAGCGCGACGTCCAACACCATAGCAAAACGCGACGGCTTCGGCGCGTTAGCCGCGACCGGATTTAGCGGCGGCGACCTCGCGGGAAACGCCGCTAACGTAACTGGTGTAGTCGCAATCGCAAACGGCGGCTCCGGGCAGAGTAACCAGACAGCGGCGATAAATAACCTGACAAACGCGGGCGCGGCGACAGCGGGCGACGTATTCCAATACATCGGGGGAAACGCTCAGTTTGCGCCTTTAGCTATATCCTATGCAGCGGTTAACGCTGCAATCGGAGCGCCTGCAAACTCGTTCATTTTCTCAGATCCAACATCTCAAGTCGTCGGCTACAGCCAATGGGCGATTGATCCGACGACGAAATTTTCTAGCGCGAATCCGACGTATCAGCCGAATAACTTAAGCGCCTATCCCGCAGCGTTTTCTTACAACGTCAACATCGACCCGCTGCAAGCATCGCCGAACGACGGGGTTAATATCCTGTCGGTTAACGCTAACCTAGATTCGGCTGCTACTGGCTTCAACATGGGCACGGCTGGCCAAGCTGTTGCCTTGGTGCAAGGAAATTTTAACTACGTCGGTAACGGCTCGGCGTATGGCTCACTTTCCTACGCTACTTTCAATTCGACAATCGGCAACGGCACCGATCCGGTATCCATCAAGGGTTTAGGCTACTTCTTCGGCTACGCCAACATCAACGCCAATGCGACAATCGACGGACAGATTCAAGGTTACGGCTTTCAGCCAAACGTTAATGCAGCCGCGATTAGCACGAGTAACTTCAACGTTAACGTCTTTTATGACTTTGCAAATATCTCTAGGCCAGTACACGGATACACTGCTTTTGCATCAAGCCCGAACCTTTCCGAAGTTTCGAACAACTCGAATTATTCTGGTTTAGCACTTAACGGTAACTTTACGTTGATGGACGGGAATTCTAATTATGCCGGTATTGGAATGTCCCCAACGATAACCACGCTGGGCACTGGGGGATTTATCGGGCTCAATATGAACCCGACGCTCGGCACTTTTCCAGCGGCGTCTGGATTTAGCGGCATTTACGTCGGCGGTCAAATCACCACGATGGGTGTCGGCGGCAACTACCAGGGCGTTAACGTCAACCCCAACATTGCTACCGGGCACGGCTCCTTTACTGGTTACAACGCTAACCCGAAGATCGACGCTGGCAATGCTGACGTAACCCTTTATTCGGGAAGCATGAGCCAGGTCGTTACCTCCAGCACCAATAACTACGTCATGAATCTAAATGGCCTAACGGTAGGCGGCGCTCAGTCTGGTTTTGACGTGGGCAATATCAGGACAAATTTTAGCGGAGTACTCAACGCGTATAGCAGCGGCGGCGTAATCGGGCAGCATGTTCTGTTTACCGAGTACCACACACCAGCAGCAACAACGATCACGGGCAGCGATGTCATTATGAATATCCTGTCCCCTGACGTTGATATGGGCAGCCTAACATCGGCTGTAAATATGGGACCATCCGGCATAGGCGTTAACATGGTGGGATTCGCTGGCCAGGTTCACGGCCACGGGCAAATGGATCAGCTTAGCGCTTTGGTCGCTGGCGCGATCTTCCTAGACGACTTCACCTTACCTGAGTGGCGCGGTGTCAACTCGCTACTAATCAATGCTGGTTACACAGGAGCATGTACCAACGCGACGGGCTTCTACCATGAAGTAAGTGGCGCTGGGTTATTCGCTACCAACCATAGAGGTATCTGGATTAATTCCGATATTGATAACTCGATGTACAAGCTAGCGATCAATACCGCGACAGGCAAAGTTACCAACGCAAGTGTGGGCGTAGAGATTGGCGGCACTGATAGAGTGTTGCTGCTATCTCGCCTTACCACTACAGAAAAGAACGCGCTGACAGCCGTAGACGGCATGTTGGTTTACGATACGACGTTAGGCAAATTTCAAGGCTATGAAGCAGGAAGCTGGGTATCGCTAATATGACAAAATCACAAGCACAGGCATTAATGGCATTGTGGGGAATTAGGGCTGCGAACACCAAGAAAACGGTGCATGCTGTCGCTATCGAAGCTGGCAAGACCGAGGCTGAGTACGCCGCCGTCTTAGCGGCGGCTGAAGGCTAAAGCGATACGAGGATGCCAAGCGCCGTAAGGTCGGTCGCGCTAGGCTTTGCGGGTAGCAGGTCGTTAAACTTAAACGGGTCGCCTTCTACTTCTAGCTCGGTTTTCATTAGCTGCTCAAAGGCGGCGTTGTACTCGTCGACGTTAATGATTTTGTAGGTATTGTTTTCTTGTCTCGCGCCGTACTGGTCCAAAAGCTTTTGGTGTATCTCGGTACACTCTTTAACGGTAGCGAGTAAGGTTTTGTTAACTTTGACTAGCCGCAGTAGCGTACTAACGTTTTTGATTTCCGAGCAGTCAGCTAGTTTCTTGAGCGCAGCGGAAAAGCCCGGGTCGTATATTTCGCGGTAGGTAAGGGTTAGAGACATTTTGACGGCTCCCATAATTGAAGGTACATTAACCCTGAAACCATACCGTAAATACTTTAAGAGGTCTATACTTTGGCGATTGCCATAACACAAACTGCGACCGCCGTCGGGACTAACGCTCCGGCGTCGTTTCTTGCTTTAGGCGGTACGCCGCCGTACGTCTACTCGGTTTTACCGGGCGGCGCGGGCGGCACGATAAACTCCGGTACTGGTGAATATACCGCTCCGGCTATTGCAAGTTCGGACCCTAAGCTGTCGTCGGCGACCATTCAAGCAAAGGACGCGCTAAACGCGACCGCGACGGCTAAAATCCTAGTCGGTACGCCGCTAATCCTTTTCTGCGATATAATCCAAAAGGAATTAGGGTTAGCTAACGGTCGCGTGTACCTTTGGGACCAGAAAATTATGCAGCCGACCGACGACGCTCTTTACGTCGCGGTTACCATGCAGTCGTGCAAGCCCTTTGGGAACTCTAACCGCCCGAGCGCCGACGGCGTCGAAGCTGAGCAGTACGTTAGCATGGCTGCGGTCGTCGATATCGATATCATTTCGCGCGGACCGGCGGCTAGAGACCGAAAAGAAGAGGTAATCCTCGCGCTTGAAAGTAACTACTCAAGACAGCAGCAAGTAGCAAATAGCTTTTACGTCGGAAAGCTATCGAGCAATTTTGTAAACTTATCCGAAGTCGACGGCGCGGCTATCCCATACCGGTACCGGATATCGGTCGCGATGCAGTATGCCGTTACTAAGAATAAACCGACCCAGTATTTCGACGATTTCACCGTAACAGAATATGTAAATCCATAAGAAAAGGAGTTCTAAGGTATGCAACTACAACTTTCAAACGTGATTAATATTTCGGTCTCGCAAGCGCAAGCCGGTATTAGCGCGTATAACACCAGTAACCTCGCGTTGTTTTCGAGCGAAACGCCTAACCTTTCTTTCGGCGTCGACGGCTACAAAATCTACCTAGAGCCGACCGAAGTCGGCGTCGATTTTGGTACATCTAGCGTTACGTTTGAAATGGCGAACGCGGTATTTTCTCAGCAGCCTAACGTCCTAGCGGGCGATGGTTACCTGGTCGTTATCACCTTGCTACCTAGCGAAACGCTCGACGCCGCAGTCGTTAGAACGCAAGACCTGGTGCAATACTTCGGGCTTATGAGTACGGTTATCGAATCCCAAGTCGATATGCTCGCAGCGGCGGCGGTAGTTCAGCCGCTTAATAAAATCGCGTTCTTCGCGCAACGCGCGTCGGCTTCGATTAACGTCGGCGGCTCGTTAGACCTTCTTACTACCGGCGGCTTCTCGCATTCGCGCGGTCTATACTACGGCGCGTCTACCGATACTGAAGCCCTGGTTATGCAAGCGGCGTACGCTGGTCGCGCTTTGTCGGTTAACTTTTCTGGTTCTAACACGACGTCGACGATGCACCTTAAAGACTTAATCGGCGTACAGCCAGACCCGACCATGACCCAGACGCTCTTAAATAAGGCGATTGCTGCGGGCGCGGATACTTACCCGAGCCTAGAAGGTGTACCGAAAGTATTCTGCTCGGGCGCTAACAGCTTTTTCGACCAGGTCTATAACCTTCAAGCATTCGTCGGCGGGCTCAAAGTTGCTGGGTTTAACTACCTCGCACAATCCTCGACGAAAGTACCGCAGACCGAAAACGGTATGGACGGGCTCAAAGGCGCTTATCGCGGCGTCTGCGTCCAGTTTGTAACAAATCAGTACATCGCGCCGGGACAATGGAATAGCCCAACGACGTTTGGCAGCCAAAAGGACCTGCTCGCTAACGTCGCGCAGCAAGGCTATTACATCTACTCGCTACCCGTAGCGCAGCAACTTCAGGTCGACCGGGCGGCTCGTAAAGCGCCATTGATTCAAATCGCGCTTAAAGAAGCCGGAGCGATTCAAAGTTCGTCGGTAATTATCAACGTTAACGCTTAACTAAACTTCTAACGAAGGGGGATTAATAAAATGGGCTCAGTAGCATTATCCGGGTCGGATACGCTGACAATTCAGAATCATATTTTCGCAGACTTCGCCGATGCAAATTGCGCGGAATTAACTTTTCCAAATGATATTGCAAACGTTAAGACCGGAAAAAATGGTAACTCCATTTACGGTTTAAACGAAAGCGGTCGCCAATGCGAATTGAAATTGCGCGTCCTTCGCGCTTCAGACGACGATAAATTCTTGAATGGTCTGCTCGCGGCTCAGCAATTAAACTTTGCTGGTACGGTCCTTTTGAGCGGTCAATTTATCAAGAAAATCGGTTACGGCGACGGCAAAATCGCAAGTGATACCTACGTCCTAGGCGGCGGCGTTTTTGTAAAGCAAGTCGAAGGTAAAACAAATACCGAAGGCGACGTCGAGCAGTCGATCGCGATGTACACGATTCGCTTTAGCAATGCACCTCGCGCCATTACTTAAAGGTTAGATTATGCGTTCAGTCGATTTACCAAGCGGCGCGGTTTTAAAAGTCACCTGCGCTCCATTCGCAACGTCCAAGGCGCTTTACCAAGCGATCTTAAAGGAATTGCGAATGGCGCGAGGCGACACAATTACCGATATCGGTAAGGAAATATTCTGTCTCGGGTTTTCGTCGTTAGAAGTCGAAGCCTGTTTATGGGAGTGTTTCAAACGCTGCTCGTACAATGCGAGCGCGGGACCCGGAGCCGGAGCCGATTTAAAAATAGATAAGGATACGTTTGAATTAGTCGAAAGACGCGAGGACTATTTTAAAGTTTGCGCCGAGGTAGTTAAAGAGAACGTCCTCCCTTTCGCGAAAAACCTTTATGCCGAGTTTCAGAATTACCTTTCGATGTTCGGCACTACCCAGGCATAAAGGCTGAAGACGACGTATTGATAGTCTATTTCCGGCTTTGTAAATCCGGGTACGCGAGTTCAATTACTGAAGCGGCTGAACTCGACGCGCGTACAGTTTTACAGGCGTTAGCGTACGATGCATTTTGTAATGATTACGAACTCGCGTACGTTGAGCTAAACAAATAGCGGGAATAAGCACACCATGAATATAGCCGATTTATTTATTAACCTTGGTGTTAAAGGCTCCGAGAAAACCGCGGCCGCGCTTGATACCATGAAAAAAGGGCTTAAGGACACGTCGTCCATGGCTCTTGAAACGAAGGTCGCGCTAGCGGGCGCTATGTACGCGCTAGAGCGCCTTTTCGCCGCGTCGGGACAACGCGGGACCGACCTCACCAACTTCAACGCGCTTACGGGCGTGTCTACTCAAACGCTTCAGCAGTACCAGTACGCCGCAAGACAAGCGGGCGTCGCCAACGAAGAAACCGCCGCGACGTTTAAGAGCCTGCAATCGGCCATGACAAAAACGCTCATGGGCGAAGGCGCTCCAAAGGGTATGGCTCACGTCGCCGACGTTTTGGGTATCGATATTACCGAAGCCGATATCGAAGAGTTTTCAAGAAAGCCTGAAAAGCTAATCCAGATTCTCCAGAAATACGCGCAAGCCGAAAAGAACGTCGGCCTAAAGCGCGAAACGCTGTCTAGTTTTGGCGTCGGCGAGAATGTTCAGTCGGCGATGGACCGTAACGTCTTTACCGATAAGAATCTAAAAGCCGCGCCGACGTACAGCAAGGGCGAAGTCGGCGAGCTCGACAAGGCTAATATCGCCTGGTCGAATCTTAAGAACAAAATCGAAATGTCTATCGGGCATTTTAACGCCGAGCACGGCGTCGAACTCGTTACCGGGATATCGAAAATCACCGACCAGGTGATTAAGCTTGCCGAAGCATTTGCCGGTTTTGCCGATAAGATTCACCTATTCGAATGGTTTGGTAAAGCCATAGAAGGCTGGACAAAACTGCTCGGGCTGTTTAGCGGCGCGGTCGTCGACGCTGGAGCCGCTATAGAAAAGAAAGGCGTCAAAGGCGCGGTACTAGATGCCGCTAAAGGCGTCGGCTCTTATCTAAAAGATTCGGTTATGGGCGATGAAAACGAGCAAGCTGGTGTAAAGGCTGAAGCCGACCTTGCTAAGAAAATCCGCGAACGCGCTAAGCAGGGGATTCCGATACCAGCGGGCTTTAACGCCGAAGGCTACCGCGAGCAGTCGCCGGTAGCCGCTGCGACGCCGCCGTCGCCGGTAGCCGCCGCGACCGCAGTATCACCGGTAGCGGGTAGGGCGGGCGCGATGAAAGCCGCTAGACCGCTGGCTCCGGTACTACCGATCGACCGAGTAGCTAGACCGCAGAATTTGCCCGCCGTCGGAAACAAAACGGTAAACGGGAATACGGTAAACGTAAATCAAACGAACAATTTTAATCACGACGGTAAAGATATCCAAAAGACCGGCGCGGATTTAAAGAAGGCGACGCAAGACGCTGCTAGGCAAAGCGGCGCGTTAGGACGGGTTAACTAATGGCAATTAACCTTTCGCAGATTTCAGCAGCGACGACCGCTGTAACGGCGCTATCTGGTCTAGTAATGGTAACGCCGCAATCGGTCGTCGGCTACGCGCCGCAAAACCCGGCAGACGCTGAAGGCAGCGTATCGGTAAACCAGTCGGCTCCGGCGCTTCTTTTTCACTACGAAGGCGAGCAGACGGTTACGCTCGAAAGCGATATTACCGACCATTACGTCGAAGACAATACTGCCGTGCAAGATCAGATCGCGCTAAAGCCGGTTACCGTTACAACGCATGGCTTCATTGGTGAATTAAACGATATCGCGCCGTATGGGCTTCAGACGCTAAAGACCGCCGCGAACAAACTAACGGCGTTAACGGCGTACTCGCCTGAAGCGACGATTACAGCACAAATCGCCTATAACCAAGCCCTTATCGCATACCAGACAATCGCAAACGCTGCTAACGCTGGTGTATCAGCAATTACGTCTATCGGTAACGCTATCTCAGGGTCGGACGGGCAATCGCTAATTGACAGCGAAGGCGACCTCGTACCTGGCTCGATGCAAAACGACCAGCAAAAAGCGTTTCAGCAGTTCTATGGGTACTGGAATAACCGCACACTTTTTACCGTCCAGACGCCGTGGGCGGTTTTTCAAAACATGGCGATTAAATCGCTACGCGCGATTCAAGACGCCGAGACAAATCAGATAACCGATTTTGAGGTCTCGTTTAAGCAGATACGAAACGCCTTCTCAGCGTTTAGCTTATCACCAAAATCTCTAGCAGGTCGCGCTGGGACGCAAGCGGCGTCGCTTACTAATCAAGGCGCGTCGGCAGGTACGCCGACCAGCGTTACACCAGCAACCGCTACAGCTTCGACGGCGGCTCCATAATGAATCAAATAACTCAAATCTCAGATAACGCCTTACAAAAGCAAACGATTATTCTAGACGACGGGACGACGTTTACCTTTACGCTCTACTTCGTACCGCTCCAGCAAGGCTGGTTTATTACCGAGCTAACCTACGGTACGTTTACGCTGCGCGGGCTGCGCGTTACTAATAGCGTTAACATGCTAAACCAATGGCGGAATATTATACCCTTTGGGTTAGCTTGCCTTTCGACGGCAAACCGCGAGCCAGGACTACAGCAGGATTTTTCGTCGGGCGCGTCAAAGCTTTACATTCTAAATCAAGTCGATATCGCCGAATACGCGAGGATTCTCGAAGCGTGATTAAGTTCAACCGAAACTACCGCTTGCGAATTCAGACCGATACCATCGGTAGTTATCTTACTATTGAGCTACCGTTTACTATCGAGTTTGATATCACGCGCAACGTACTAACGTCGGCGAACGTCTGCCAAATCAGAATCTATAACCTGGCTGCGATAAACCGGGACCAGATTCGCCACAATGCTTTCGACTACGGAAACTATAAGCGAATCATTTTTGAAGCCGGATACGGCGATAACCTAGCCGTTCTCTTCAAGGGGAATATTACCGCCGCCTGGTCGGTCCGCGAGGGGACGAACTTCATAACTCAAATTGAATGCTACGACGGCGGCTTTGCGTTTGTTAATGGTGTAGTAAACCTTCAGGTACCATCAGGGACGACGCGGACGACTGAAGTAAAAGCGATCGCCGCCGCTGGACTACCTAAGACCGCCGTCGGCGCGATTGGCGATATCCCTGGTGTACTATCGCGCGGTAACAGCCATAGCGGTAACACTATGGGCGTCCTCGGGCAGCTAACGGGCGGCGGCGCTTTCATAGACGGCGAGAAGTTCAACTCGCTTGGTACTAACGAGTATATTGCTAGCCTTACCGGCGTCGCGGTAATCAATTCGCAATCCGGGCTTTTAGGTACACCAATACTAGAGCAGAATTTAGTAACGTTCGATATGCTACTAGAGCCAGGGCTAAATCCAGGCCATAAGGTTTTTCTCGATAGCTCGACTGGAGCAGGGTTTAACGGCGACCATATCGTCAAAGGCGTAAAGCATCGCGGTATGATATCGGCGGCGGTCTGCGGTAACGCGGTAACGACCGGGACGTTCTTTTACTCTAAACTACCAAAAGCAGTTATAGCACCATGAGTAACCCGCAGCAAAATTTGTTACCAAATACCCTTAATCTGAAGGACCTATTAGACCTTCATAAAAAGGATATTCTGCTTAATCTCAACTCGCAGCATTTAGCAAAGGTACAGACGTTTAACCCGGTTAATCAGACCGCGACCGCGACGATAAACTACAAACAAACGTACTCGCTACCGAACCCCGTTACTGGTGTATACGCTGATAAGCTGGTCGATTACCCATTGCTGGCAGATTGCCCGGTCGTCTTCTTAGGCGGCGGAAACGGCGCTTTAACTTTCCCGGTAAAGACCGGCGACGACTGCATCGTGCTATTTAACGACCGCGATATTGATAATTGGTTTTCAGGTAACTCGTCGACGTCGCCTGCGACGCCTAGGCTCCACTCATTTTCAGACGGCGTTATCCTGGTCGGGCTTAGATCGCTCAACGGCTTAATCCCGGCGTTCGATACCGACGGTATCGCGCTTCGTACTAAAGACGGTTTGACGAAAATCAAAATAGCTGAAGACGGCTCTAAGGTTACTATCGAAGTCGGACCGGCTTTATCCTTTGAGCTCGACGCGACCGGGCAGGTAAAGATTACTAACCCGGCGGGCGAATTGATCCAGACGCTTTTTACGCTGCTGTCGGCTTTGCCGGTTAGTACGGTATTAGGTCTACCGGTAGTACCGCCGCCGACGTATGCGACCGATCTAGCTATATTAGGAACTTTTGTATGAGCCTAAACAATACGACCGCCGACGCACTTGGACAGGCGATAGCGTCCGCCCTTGGTGTAGTAGACGCGCCCGCAATCGCGCAATGGAAAACCATTTGTCGCGAAATCTATTCGCACTTAAAGACCGACGTAACTACCACCATACTACCGGGGACGATTGTTACCGCAGGGGGACCGACGACGCAGACCGGACCCGCCGTACCGATACCAATTAACCCAGACTGAAGGTGAATAAATGGCGACGATAGTTAGACAGGTAGACGACAGCAACGACTGGACGTTTGGCAAGGGTCGAAACGACTACGCTAAAAATAACAACGCCGTCGCGCAAAACATTAGCACACGGTTAGCGTCGTTTATCGCCGATTGTTTCTTCGACCAGGCGGCGGGTATAGACTGGTTTAACGCGCTAGGCGCTAAGGACCAGCTACCCTTGAACCTTTTGATTTCTTCGGTTATCTTAAATACGCCCGACGTTACCGGTATTTTGCAGCTTCTAGTACGGCTCGACGCCGCGCGGAATCTTACCGTGAGGTATAGAGCGCAAACGATTTATTCCGTGCTGTCGGGTACTTTCCAATATAGCGCCAATGGAATCGGATAACAAAAAATGCCAAATTTAATTAATGCTAGCGGCTTACAAGTAAATACTCGCGCCGAGCTCGTCGCATTCTATACGGCGGCGTATCAGCGTATTTACGGCGCGGATATTAACCTAGCGTCGGATACGCCCGACGGCCAAATGATGAATATCAATATTCAGGCGGTCTTAGACCTTCAAGACTTGCTGGTCCAAATCTATAACATGTTTGACCCCGACAATGCGGTCGGCGTAATCCTGGACCAGCGCGTCGCGATTAACGGAATCGAACGGCAAGCCGGGACGTACACCGTAACCGACGTAACCGTCGTAACTTCGCAGTCGGTTAATCTCTATGGTCTGGACCAGACCGCGCAGCCAGTGTTTACCGTTAGCGATAACGCCGGTACACTTTGGGAGCTACTAACGACCGCCCTTGGTGTTACCATCGGTACAAACGTTTTCTCGTTTCGGGCGGCGATTCCCGGCGCTCAACTAACGACCCCCAACACCATTAACGTACCCGTAACCATCGTCCTAGGCGTCGATTCGGTAAACAATCCGACGACGTACACGACGTTAGGCGTTAACGAAGAGACCGACGCCGCGTTAAAGCTTCGTAGGCAGCGGTCGGTCTCGCTGTCGTCGCAAGGCTACCTAGCAGGTCTGCTCGCGGCGCTCCAGGACACACCAGGGGTTACGTCGGCTTTCGTATACGAGAACGTCACGAGCATAACCAACGTCGACGGCGTCCCCGGCCATTCAATTTGGGTTATCGTCGCGGGGACGGCAAACGACGCCGATATCGCGCAAGCGATTTACACCAAGCGAAACGCGGGCTGCGGTATGTACGGTACGACGTCGTACACGGTTATTCAAGTTGATGGCAGCCCGTTTACCCTGCTTTGGGATACGGTCCTAGTCCGCAATCTCTTCATATCTTTCACCGTAACGTCGCTTAATGGCACGACCGCGCCGGATATCGCGGCGATTAGAAGCGGGCTACCTTTGAGCTACGTCCCTGGTGTAAACGAAGAAGTAAACATTAACCAGCTTGCGACGCTGGTCCAGGCGATCGACCCTAATAGCCTAGTAACTAACTCCGGTTTCGCGCTCGGGACGCCACAGATTCTAACGCTATCGGGCGTCGCCGCAAGCGGTACATTCGCGATTACATATAACGGTAACACGTCGGCGGCGATTAACTGGAATGATGCCATTGGCACCATACAGACGAAGGTCCAGGCGGTAGCGGGCTTAGCGGCGGCGCTCGTAACGGGCAGTATCGCGAGCCAAACACTTACCTTTAACTTGTCTAGCGTCGGTAACGTTCTCGGGCTTATCGCAGTCGTTAGTAACTCACTTTTAACCGGCGGCGCGGTCGCCATTACGTTTTCGTACAACGAAGGCTACGCGATTACGCTGCTACCGCCCACCAAGCGGAATCAATTAGTGGTTAGCTCGCCTAACATTATCATATTGCCTATGCAGCTTAACCCGCTAGCGAGCTCGGTACCGGCTGGTAACTCGCAAGCATACGTCGCAATCGGCGGCTACGGCGCGTTTACCTACTCGATTTCGGTGAATAACTCCGGCGGCTCCATTAACCCGACGTCTGGTTTGTATACCGCCGGAGCGACGGCGCTCGTATCCGATACGGTAAAGGCGGTCGACGCTTTTGGAAACTTCGCAACGGCAACGGTAGCGGTAACCTAATGATAGGAATCTCGGTAAATCCGAAAATAGGAATAGGCGACGGGATACAGTTTAGTTCCGTACCTGAGAACTATTTTCATGCGACCGGGAAAAAGCTTTACGACGTTTCGCGTCCCTGGTTTTTTGACCATAACCCCTACGTCGTAAGGACGCTTACCGAGCCGTTAGAGAAAACTATTGAGCTATGGAATTTTGGACCGCAGAAATGGGAGTGGCCTAAAGTTCGCGCTCACGGCGTCTATCTAAGCAACGCTGAGATATACGCGGCGGTACTTGGTGTAAAGACGACGGTACTAAATCGACCGCGTCTTTACCAATTTGAAAGCGTCGAGTTTAGCCGCCGGGAAACGATTTTGCTTCAGACAAAAGGCGCGAGCCATGGCAAAATGCCTGAAGCTATAATCGCTCACGTCGTTAAAAAGTATGGACCAACAGGCCAGCTATTCCAAATCGGTCCCGAAAAAGCGGGGATCGGTGTACCGCATATAGAAACTAAAACGCTATGGGACCTGGCCGAAACAATCTCAAAAGCGCGAATGCTGATAGGCTTAGATTCGGGACCGGCTTGGGTCGCGGCGGCGTATCCGGACGTAGTTATAAAGAAGCTTCGTACTAAGCCATCGGTCGACGTTTTACGAACTTGGGTACCGCTTGCGGCTGACAATATCCATTCGCATTGGGACGACCGCTGTCACCAGATTTTTAATGTATCAGAATACGACGTAGGCTTTACGTCGAGCTATAGGCGGATATAGTGAATACTAACGAGCTAGTAAATTACTACGCTAACCTTTTGGTGCTCCAATACCTCGGAAAGCCGAAAGCCTACGCGACGATACAGACGCTCGTAACCCCGGTAGTTATGCCACAAGTGACGACGCAAGAGATTGCGTTTTTGCCGGTACCAGACGCGGGCGCGTTTACGCTCGTGTACGGCTTACTGTCGACAGCGTCGATTGCCTGGAATGCTTCAACGCCCACCATACAGTCGGCGCTTCAGGCGGTAACGGGCTTGGGCGCGGTAACGGTCGCTGGGTCGATCGCGTCGGGTACGCTCGTCGTCACTTTTACCGGCGTCGCGCCGGTCGCGGCTATCTTAACCGTCGGCGTGAATACCCTGACTAACACCAGTAACCCGGTTGTACCCGTCGTAACAGAGACCGACGAAACGCTACCGATCGCGGTACAAAATGCGTTTAACGTCATAGCGCCCGATTTAGCCGTCGGCGTTCAGCTAGACGTAATCGGTAAATACGTCGGCGCTAGCCGGACTAACCAGGGTTTTACGCAGCAAATAACCCTAAGCGATGGCGACTATACGACGCTTATTCAGATATCCATAATCGAAAATAACGCCGGGTCGTCGACTGCGGAAATCGTCGGGCTATTAAATCAGTTTTTCCCGGCTGAGATTTTCCTGTTTGATCGAAAAGATATGACGTTCGACTACTACATTACGACGGCGATCGGCTCGCAAGACTTGCTGCAAGTGTTTATTACCGAGGGAAAGCTACCTAGGCCAATGGGCGTTAGGATTCGGCTGATTATTTACGCGCCGATTGTAAGCACGTTTTTTGGTTTTAGAACGTATCAGGCTCCGGGCTATAATGTGACGCCGTTTAATAGTTATGCGGCGTATGTACTAACCTGGCCTTTCTTATCTTATGTAAATGCTATAATAATATAGGCATCAAAAGGAAACATTCATGGCAAAAATCACACGCGCAGCGCAAAAGATATTCGGCGTCAACTCGGGCTTTCAAGAGGTAGCGCAATTTGGCTCGCTCGCGAATACGACGCCAAACTATTCGATGGACCCGGTCGTTATCCAGGCGCTCGCGCAATTCACCAATGGGTGGTTCGACGCGGTAATTGGCGGGAATAGTCCGGCGATTCAGGATATGAACGCGCTTTGCTACCTGTACGCCTATCAGCTAGCATATGTCTTGCAGCAAGGTGTACCTGAGTGGGACGCCGCGACGACGTATTTTATCGGTAGCGTCGTCCAGGACGGTACCGGCGCGACTTTCTTGTCGACGCTTGATAACAATTTAAATAACGCCTTAAACGTCGCTGGCTGGTTTCCGATCGGTACGGTCGGCGCTCTAACCCAGATAGTCGGCAATGTGACAATGCCAGCTAGCCGACGGGTAACCTCACCTTCGCCGGTTACTTTGGCGGCGTCCTCGACGGTCAACGTCCCAAGTACGTCTATTACGTCTATACCCGACTTGGTAATTGTACCGGCTGGGTCCTCTTTAATAATCGCCTCAGGCGGTACAGTAAGGATTATATAAAATGCCAGGATTACAAGTAGACACAATCACAAACTCAGCGGGTACAGGCTCACCGACTTTCCCTTTTGGCGTCGCTGGCCTTGGTGCTAACGTTCGCGCGTCTGAAGGCGCGGGGACGACGACGCTCGTCGTCGGCGATAACCACCAACAGATTTTTGCATTGAGCGCAGACCGTACCGTAAAACTGCCAAGCACGGGCGTTAACGCTGGCGACGTTTGGATTATGAATGAGCGGGCTGAAGCCTTTTACTTAGGCGTCCAGTCGAGCGATGCAACGCCGGTTGGTTTTGTTTCCGGTGGTTCAATTACTTTCGTCGCGTTAGTGAATACGCCTACAGGCGGCGGTGATTGGATTATTACCAGCAGCACCTGGATTCAGAAAAACCTAGAAACAAATGTTGCGGCGGTTTCCCTTGCAAGCGGTAGCTATACAGATACGGGGACGCTAACCACGGCTACCCCGGGACTGTACGAGCTAGAATTTTGCGGTTTCTTCGAATCACCAGACCGCCTAATGGTCGCGTCAATAGCGCCAATGTCTACCGCAGGATCAAACCAAGCGGGCGTTGTTTATGGCCAAAAAGGCGCTTACTCGGATATTGATATGAACGACGCGGGCGGCGGCTCGCGTAATCAAAAAATAACGCTCTTTTGCACACGTCTTCACGTCGTTTCAGCGTCCCAGATCTGGTATGCAAATGCCTATGGAGTCGATAGTAGCGCCACAAACTTTACATTTACCGGCAAACTGTCGGCGCGTAAGGTCGGCAATTAATTGGACCAGGAATTGTTATCTAAAGTGGCTTCGATCGCCGCCGGTATATCCGTCGGCGGCGGTCTTCTGCTTTGGTTTACGAAGTTGCTTGCGGCTCGCTTAATCCGCCAATACGACGACAGACATTCAAAGCACGAGAACGCATTAGAGAAAATCGCCGACCGTTTCACCGTCCAGATTCACGACCTAGAACTAAAGCTTGCCAAGCTAGAGCCGCTGATTGCTTCGGCGATTTCGCTAAGGGACGACCTCAAATCTGCCGAAGGGGATATTGCCGTCCTGGAGCACAAGGCGGACGAAGCGAAAAAAGATCTAAATCACGCTCACAACCAAATACGGGTAATCTGCAAAAAACTCGAACATTAAAGGACTAATGCTCATGAGTTTAGAAAACGTAAAGAAGGTCGTAAGTTTCGGGCTGTCGGTCGGCGAAGCCGTTTTATCCGCGAAGTCTATGCCCACCGTACTAGCTAAGGTCGTAGCCATGCTACACTTACTCGAAGACGTCCCTGTCTTGTTCGGGCTCGACTACGCCGCGTTAACGGCTGAAGTCGAGCAGCTAACGCCCGAGCAGCTAGACGAGCTAAAAGACTTTATCGACAATGATTTCAACGTCCCGGACGCCGATAAAGAGCATGCAATCGAAGCCGCGATCGGCGTCGTAGTCGACCTAGCAAAAGTCGCCGAAAAAGCCGCAGCTATGTGGAAATCTAAACCCGCAGCCTAGAGGGGATTTATGGGAGCGTTAGCGCAATTCGTAATCCTATTGGTGCAGGTATTCCCGTCGGCGCTCAAAGCCATTCAAGCTTGGCAAGACTATAACGGGCAAAAGCTAAACCGCGAACGCCGCGCTAGACTTGCGAGCGATATCAAAACCGTCGTCCAGGCGGCGGTTACGTCTAAAGATACTTCGGGATTAGAAGACGCGATAAAAAATCTGGGTAGACCGCCGGTAATTGCCAAGCCGTCGGATACCCAGACTGTACAAAACCCGTCCTAGCTTTGTGAGGCAAGCGATAAACCTAGCGGTGAGGCTCTACATGAAAGTTTTAGATTGGTGTTTATACCTTCAGCTTATCGCTAACCTTCTAGCCTGTCAAACGCTCCAGCCCGCTACACCAAAACAGACGCCGCTGTCTGCGGTATGGGATGGTCGGATTTACCTAGGCGATTCTCACCGGTTAGGCGTCGCGCAATCGCTCGTTAGCCCGGTCGTCGGCTGCGCGGACCCAAGCTTCGACCGCATGGTCTGCATGAGCGTCGAGGACTATACCGCGTTAATGCAGTACTTTTTGCAAGCGGCTTGCGTTAACCAATGATCCGGGTACTACACCAAAACAGCGGCGACTGTAAAAAATGCGATATGGTCTTAGACCGCTATCCGGGTTTTCACATTATGCTGCGGGCTTGGTTTAAAGCGTTTCAGGGATTACATCCTGAAGCACATATTAGTTGCGCGGGTCGCGGCGAGCTCGACCAAGAAGCGGCGTTTACGAACAAGACGTCCAGGGCGCACTACGGCGAATCGGCGCACAATTATAACGCGGCTATTGATCTTTTTGAAATGCGAGGGGATTCCCGGAATATATACGAGCGCGACTGGTTTGTCAATATCCTAAAACCCGCGTTAGAGCCTTGGCAGAAGTGGTACGGGCGCGAAGGGTCGCCCTACCCTGAGCTCCCTCACGTCGAAGTATCCGACTGGAAATTTCTAGCAAAAACCGGAGCATTAAGCCTGGTCGAAGCCTAGCCTTTTACTTATCAACGTAAACGGTCGATAGTGCGTTAGACTTCAGGCTCGACGCTTGCGAGCCGTCGAACGTGCTTAAGCACCAAACGTCGAGCGTATCTTTTTCGCTCGACGTCCAGACGGCTCCGGTCGAAAACTGGGTCGACTTGAAAGCCCCACCGTCCCATAGCGCAAATAATTCGTCGCGGGTCGCTACCCGTTTGCCAGCCGGAGCCTTGTTAACGGCGTCCGCCCATGAAACGACCGCCGCAACGTAAAGGGTACCTTTCACGGTAGCGGTCGGTGTAGCCGCAGCCGCCGGAGCTACGACGGGTACCTGTTCAGCGACAGGCTGCGCAGCGGTTTCGACCGGCGCGGTTTGGCCTTCGACCGCGTCGGCGGCGGGCGACGGCGTAACTTTTTCCGGGCGAAAGTATTTATCGGTAGCGCGGCTTTTCTGGTCCGCCCATTTCTTGAGCGCGGCGTTATGCTCTTTTTGGTGCTCAGCGGATCCGCAAGCCGCGATCGCCGCTTGAGCTAAAATCAGCAGTAAAAATAGGTAGTTCATAAGACCTCCGGTTTGTTTTTGCTTACATAGACTATTCGGCACAATTTGCCGTTTCGTTTGCAAAGCTTGCAACTTGGTGTAATTATTAGGCTAAGGGCGGGTAATTAATTTTAGATTGGTGAGCCTAAATAGCGGTAGGGAATCCAGGCGGTTAGCCGAGATTTAGCAAATTCAATGAATTCGCGGGCTTACAGCCCAAGTACCCGTACAAACTTGCCCAAAACGCCGATAAAACCTATGATTAGACCTAACCCAATTAAGATAAGAATTAGGCTTAGTACGTCGCGGTAGCGCCTAGCGCGGCGGCTTACGCTAACGATTTCTTGAATCTGGCTTATCGTACCGCGCGGCTCTAAAGTTTCGTCGTCGTCGTCCGATGAATAATTTACCATGTGATGCAGGACCTCCAAGTCTTAAGCCTTCGGCGAAAATGCTCGTCGAAGGTTTTTACTTTCGATACCTCACGCTTGAGAAGCCTTCAGCCGCGACCGGTAACCCTTCAGCCCATGAAGGTAGCGCGACCATAAGGTCGCAAAAGGCGCGAATCGAGCCGCCGCCTTTTAGGTCGCGCTCAGCAATTAATTCATCGTGTACCGATAACACAATCGACCAGGGACCAGCGGCTTCAATTCTAAGCATAGCCTCAGCCATTAGATCGCGGGCGATCGCCTGGACGACGTTTTCGACGAGCCGACCGCCGTACGTCTTCGATTCGACCCACTGCCTTGAAAGCGGATCGACGCCGTAATGGTGTAAGATCGGCGATTTCTCGCGGCTCGTCGCAAATTTAAATCCCCATTTTACCGTCGGTCCGTAGTACGCTAAGCGGCGTCCAGACGGTAGTTCGCAGAATAAGAAGTTATTCTTAACGTACCATTTTGTGCGGTTAACGGTATAAGTTTTCCCCGGGTTATCCACAGCCGCAATAGCAGCCCGCTCGATATTACTCCAAAGGATGGTTACCGGACGGTGAGCCTCGCGGTACGAAGCGATCGCCGCTTTGGCGAGCTCTTCGCTAACTTCTCTACCCTGCGCTAGACAAGTCGCGGCGAACTTCGGCGCTCCCATCGAATAGCCCGCTCCGAGAATCACCGATTTTCCGAGCCATCGTTTGGCTGAATCGACCGACGTAAGCGGGACGTTATAGATTTTCGCCGCTTGTTCAACGTATAGGTCGCGACCTTCGCGGAAAGCCCGTAGCCCGTCCTCGTGCTTAGCGACCCAGAATAGAACGCGGGCTTCGATCGCGGCGTAATCCGCACAATCAAGAACTTTTCCGGGGGGTGCTATGATTACGCTTCGAAGTAGATCCGAGAACACGGCCATAGGATCGCCGTAAAGGGCGCGTATCCATTCTAGTTTATTCATTTCTTCGGCACCTTCTTAGCGGCGTAATACTTTCGCGAACGCGCCCGGATTTTCTCGCGGTTTCTTGCGCTACTCTCATTCGCCCTTAAGCGTTTACAGATTACGCATACCCTAGCGCCTCGCGATATACGAGTATTCTCGGGCGTTAACTCATGCCCGTAGCTACAGGTACCGCGCCTCGCGTAATTACCAGCTACGCCAAAGCCGCGGAGGACATTTACTTTATGCGGTACAGGCTCTAAATGCTCTGGGTTAACGCAGTTTCGAATACGGCATAAATGGTCTATTGTAAATCCTTCGGGTATTTTACCGATACATATTTCGTAAGATACACGGTGAGCTTTACAGTTCGAATTGATCCAGCGTAGGTTTCCGTAGCCATCCGAGTTTATACTACCTGTCCATACCCAGCGGGTACTCGTTTTCTCTACGTAGGACCAAAACTTCTTGGTAGTTCTCATTCGCCGCCTTCTGATAACACTTCGAGTATATAATCAATATCTTCCTGCTTTAGCTTTGGGCGTTTTAAATTCTGCGGCTGCACACCAAGGCCGCCCCAACGACCCGTCGACGCAGCATGGTACAGCAGAATATCGCGGACGCGGGAATCGTGACGTGAGCGCCGCTCAAACGCCTGGTACTTCGCGGTTGAGGTTTTCGATATCGCTTGCCGATATTCGAGCATTTGCCTAGCGGGACCGGGCGGGACCAGGTCGCCCGCGAGCGCGTCCTCGACAGTCTTCTTGCGAAGGTCGGGCAGGTAGACGCCTTCGCTTTCGATAAACCCTAGGACGCCGTCGCGCTGCGTCGCCGACGTTAACGCTCCGAAAGTTAGTTCTTGCGTTTTAAAATTAATTGCTGTCGTTTCTTCGTCGATTAACCTTAGCGCCGTATTGATTAACGGGCGGTCGACCGCAAAACCGCGTAGGTTTATTTTCTGGTCTAACTCCCAGACGCGCCGCTCGCTTGGTGTTAATAGTGGGACGTTCATAAATAGCTCGACGGTCGTATCAACGTCTTGCTTACAGTACTCGACTAGCCGCGCTAACTCGCCCGGGTCGTCGTGACGGGTTTTAGGATTATTTTTGGACGGCTTTCTAGGTTTACACCATTTTAGAATTAGACGCCGCCCGTCCATATCTTTCTGTACCGCTAGCTTTAACGCTTTCGCCGCGCCTTCAAGGTTACGCGGTAGGGCTAACGCCGCAGCGAGCGACGCCGTGCAAAGCCAACGCTCAGGCGGTATCGTTACGCCGAGTACGCCGCTAGTTATTACATTCTCAAAATAAGCGTTATGGGCGACGACGATATCAGCCAGCCGCATTGCGTTTGCTAATTGGTGTATTTGACTAGGTAGACAGCTTTGCGTTTTAGCCGTCCGCAGCGTTTCGCGTGTACCGATCCGCCAAGCCGCGCAAATGATTTCGGTCGACGGATGTATCGAATACTCGTACGCGCCGCAGCGTTTTAGGTCTACTTCAGAGTAAGTTTCGTAATCAATAATCATGTACACTTGGCTATCGGCCATAGTAAGCCCGTAGATATTCGCGTTGACAGGTACGACAAACTCTCTGCGATTTATTATTCTTACGCTTAAGAATTTTTAAATTATCGCCGCTAAACTCGTGTCCGCGAATACAGTGAGTCTTACGCGAATGGACCGCGCTAGGGCTCTCGCCTCGTAAAACATTTTCTTTATGGGTTACCGGTTCTAGGTGGTCCGGGTTAACACAGTCGCGCGTCTTACATAAGTGGTCTAACTCTAAACCTTCGACAATTTGCCCGCGTAGTAGCGTGTACGCGAGTACGTGTGCCGTTAACGCTTTACCGTACCAGCTAACTGTTCCGTACCCGGTATTATTTTTACTACGCTGCCAAAGCCAACAGGTTTTAGTCTTCTTAACGCCGAGCCAAAACCATTCGCTCTCGGGTATATCCGAAGACCTAAAACGCTTCTTAAGTTGTTCGGGCTTTAACCTCTCGCTCACTCTTCACACTCGTCAGAGATATAATTGTCCCGGCAATACTGGTTACCATTGCCGTCTTGCTTACAAGCTTCATAGGCTTCGTTTTGACGTGTGCAACTTACCTGCTGTTTGATGGCCTTGAACGCACCAACCGATACCATGATCGCCACTAGAATATAAAATCCGATCATTTCCCCACCGCCATAAATCCAACGATGGAAAGCCCGAGGAAGGCTAGGTATAGGGCGGCTTGGTAGTCGGTCATTTGGGTTCACCATACCAAAAGAATGAAGGCCGATAGTTTTTAAAAACAAACAGGTGCCGCATTATCTTTACGTCATCTTCTGTGAGCCGGGCGCTACGCCTATTGCGGCATTGCTCTTTTGCTGTTGACCAGCGGCAGTTCTCGGGTGATTAGTTCCCGTCATTGTCAATGCGATCTAGCGATAAACCTTCGACATAGCCGCTGCCTAACGCCCAAGACTTAAATGCAGGATATGTTTCCCAATCGGCGCATATCCCAATGCCCCTACCGCCGTAATCTTTATAAGCCTTGTTCTTAACGCTCAAGCACCGCATCCTCATACCGTTCCATACGTAATATAGCTTTTCGGTATTGCCATGCTTGGCTCCGCCGTGCCTGATCACTTGAGCGCCTCCAACTTAGCTATGGCTTCAGATAAATTCCCAAACCTACCGGGATGCAGTAACGCTAATTGTTGCGCAGCCTCAATTACGTCTAGCATCGCATCAACCCACCGGCAGTTATTGGGACAATAACCTTTGTTATTGTCGATTCTGTCGAGATACAATCCCTCGCGAAAACCGCTTTGAGCAGCCCATTTAGCAAAGGCAGAATATGAGTTGAGCCATTCCTTGCAGATGCCTATCCCCCGCCCCCCATATAAATGGTATCCCTTATGATTAGCATTGAGGCACCTCGCTTTCATAGATCTATAGCAAGTGTAGGTTAACGGCCTGACTCTAATCCCATTGACGTGTTTAGATGTTTGGTATTCGCCACTAGCTTTCTTAAACCAACGGATCACTTGTCCACCTCTTTCCTCGGACCAAACAGCTTATCAAGCCCTTGGATTACGCAGCGCGGGCATACATCACGTTTTTGCTCGGGGCCGACCATAATATCTGCTGTGTATTCTAATCGAAGAGCTGTGTAAGTAGATGGTTGCGTCAGGCCAAATGGGAGGTTATCCTCATACCCACCACAATAGCTGCATTCAAACTTAGTCATTACCCACCACACAAACTAAGGTGAAACGCTAGCCGCATCGCGGCACTGGCTAGGATAAGACCGACGCCAAAACAAAAACCGTTGACGATCGTAATTGCAAAGTTCATTTTAGTAAGCCCTAGAGAAATAGTTACGGTGAATAAAAAATAGGTTTTCGCCCATACGACAATACAAATGAAATTCCTTTTCGCGCAGCATAGCCGCCATGCTATTAGTTTCCGTCCGGCGTGTTTCGACGACGATTACAATCGGCTTGCTTTTACTGAAGTCGGCGGCGGCTAGTACCGCGTAGTCGTAGCCTTCAATATCCATTGTTAATAGCTCAGGGAATACTCCCGCGCAATGCTGCTCGACGATTTGGTTCAGCGTAACAATCGGTAGCTTAATAATGCTTCGTACCTGCATAACGCCTTCAAGCGTCTTTACCTCGTCGGCGCTAAAGGTATTGCGACCCGACGTATCGCTGTACATATAGAATTCGGCGACGCCTGGACTAACGCCGACGCCGACGCCAACGTTGGTGTTAATATCGCCGGGTCGTAGCTCGTTAAACCGCTTAATCAAGTTTGGATTCGCTTCGACGTTAACGCCGCGCGAGCCGCGATCATAGAGCAGCTTGGTATTACTGATAGCTTCGGGATCATGAGCACCAATATCTAAGTAGCTCGGGCGGTCAATGCCTAAGAGCTTAAAGATATTTAAGATCATATAATCATCTCCATGCTGACTATACGAAATATGCCCGAACGCCTGATCTTTATGCCCGCTGTAATACGTACTCATTTCCAATTAACCCCTCTCGCGATCCGGCTACACTGAACCGGACTAATATTAAATTGTTTCGCGGTCTCGGCCATACCCCACCATCGGTGGGTTCGATTAAGGTATCGATTCCGGATTTCGTTAGCTACGTCTTCTGAGACTTTAGCGCGAGGATTTTTAGAGCGTTTATGCGCGTGATTATTACCTACGTCCATAGCCATATTCTCGCTACGGCTTCCCCAGCGTAAGTTCGAAGGCGCGTTATTTTGCGGGTTATCGTCTAAATGCATACATTCAGGTTTATTCGAAGGCGGAAGCCCGTGGAACGCGAAAGCTACTAGCCTCGATACGAGTCGCATTTTACCACCTATACGTAGACCGAGATAATTTCGAACTCGTTTATAGGGCTTACGTACGACGCCGTTAACTCGGATACGGCCTAGACTAGACGCTTCGCAATTAAATCCGGGTACGGGCTTCCAGACTTCCATTATTTTATCCCCCTTACTAAACGCTCGCAAATCGGGCAGACCATGAATACATTACGCCCGCGATCTTTTACCGGAATCTGGTGAAAGCCAAGCCCGCAGAAGAATTTTCTAACGCAGTAAATAATGTACTTCATGGTCTGCCCTTTCTAACTTAATCAAAAATCGTATTCGTCGCCCGCGCTAGAATCCTTCGCGTCGTCGTAGCTAGAAGCGTCTTCGCTAGTGTCTTCGACCGCGTCGAATACACTTGCGGCGTCGCGGCGTCCGCTGAATGCTTCGCCGTCGCGGGTCTTCTGAATATTCTGCAACGAAAAGCTAACGCCTTTGTTACCGGCTTTGTCGTAAGCGAAAGCGATAACTTCAGCGCGAGCGTAACAGCCAGCATAGAAATCCTTAGGGTTTAGAATCGGCTGGTTTGACGGTCCTACCAGACCAGGCTGAAGCTTAGAACTAGTACTGACAAATATAGTACCTTCATAACCTTGCTTGTCTGCTTTTTCGTCGCCGTCGCGAAACGGCATACGAAGGTTTTTAGGCCATTTCTCACGCGGACCCCATTTTTCTTCGGCTGCATTTTTAACCGCCTGTTTTAGTGAATTACGTTGTTTGTTTGCTGGTGTACCTAAATCCGTTTTCTTGTCGAAGAGCATAACCAAACTATACTTTGGCTCTTGACCTTCAAACGCCTTCGGCTCAAAAATCGCTGGAAAGCTAACTCTAAATTCATGCGTGACGCATTTAACGCTTTCGATTTTACTGTTACCTTTTGACGCGGACGCGCCCGCTTTTGCCTGGACTACTGCCATACTCAATTCCCCTTAATTAATGTTTCGAGACTATTCTCGTTAGGACCTATGCTTCAATTTCAAAAACTTTACTCAAAGGCTTTACCGCTGGGCGCTTGTCGCTATCCGGTACTAACGTCGTACCGCTGCTAGCGTTTGTAACGTGCTTCTCGATAAAGCCATTCGTCGCTTCGCCGTAAATGCCTTTCTTGCAAATCACTTTTTCTAGTTGCGCGGGCGACAGCAGCTTCGGCTTGGTGAAAGCGTCGGCGCTCCAATGCCTAGTAGCCGCTTCAGCCGCCGCCGCGTCTTCATCTATCCAGCGACGCGGCGACTTCTTATCGACTAGTTTCCATCCGGCAATTTCGCCGCCGCATTTTAGAACGTGCTCAGCGTGTTTACGCAGTGCGTCGATAAAAGCCTCCAGCCGGTCGGCGACGTCTAACGCCCGACCTAGGTCGGGTACGCTCATTAGCTTTACTTCAGGTACGGATTCTACCCCCGCTTCGTCGCTGAAAACGATTTGCGCTTGTCGCATGGCATTTTCCTTTAACTCCGGGCAGGCCAAAGCAGCCGGACAAAACTTACACCAAGAACCGGCGGCTAATGGCGCGAGCGGGTCCTTAGTTCGTTTAACGCCTTCGCGAAATTTCTCGTCCCAGGTTAGCAGCCACTCCATGGTAAAAACTTCTGAACGCGTCGTCTCGCCTGAATGGTGGAACGCTCTAGGCTGAATGATTACGAGCTCGACTTCGCTAAAATTGTGGTGGTACTGGTGCGATATCCCGAGCGCGTAGAAGGCTAGCTGCGGGTTACAGTCGCCTTCAAAGGTCGGCTCAACGGCTAAGCCAGCACCATATTTATAATCGATAACAGTAAGGCGGTCAAACTCACGCACAATAGCAGCGTCAAGAGTACCAAACTGGTCGTCGCAGGTAAACGGCGTAGCATCGACCTTTGTTTCGCAAAGTATTTCATCGTGTCTAGCCTGTTCAGTAATCCAGCTAACAGCGTCGAGCGCGTACTCGACCATATCAAGCGGATAGGTTTTTAATGCAAGCCGCTTCGCAGCGGTTAAGTTCGTCCGATTCTTTAGCAGTAACTCTAGGCATGAATGCGCACGAGTACCTTCAGCGGCGTATTCGCTTTCCGGCGGCTCAGGCGCGGTAGCGCAAAGCGCAATCGAGCCCGGACAATTCAGCCATCTTAGGCTCCCCGACGCCGAATAGGTCGCATGGGCTTTTTCTTCGCTAATTTTCTTTACGGCTTTCGTAACCATCTAACAGATACTCCAATAGTTCATTCGTAATCGCGCCGCTTCGGTAGTCGTGTATCACTTCGGCCAGGACGTCGATTAACGGTGTCTCGAACTTCGTCCCGGCTCGATGCATGTAAAGATACGCCGCGAGCTCTTCAAGCCGCTTAACCGCCGACGGCGTTATCGACTGCATTAGCATTAGCGTCCCCTAGAGTTACTAACGAAGTTCTCGCGGCGCTCTTTCCCCTCGACGCTGCTACACTTTCGGCAGCGGTAATGCAGCCCGTCTTTAGCGCGTATATTCTTAACGAAGCTAAAAAGCGGTAGCTCGCATTTACAGCGGGTACACGTTTTCAAAGCAGTAACGTCGCGAGGTCGTCTAATTACGGGCTGCGTTTGCATGTTAGAGCCTCAACGTCGCTAAGACAGCCGGGTAAGCTTCGACTGGAATTTCGCGGACGGCTCTTACACCAAGCTTTGACAGGACGGCTCCGGCTTTCTCGCGGCTATACTTCTTAGCGTACGCCTGAAACGCTGGGATAATATCGCCTTCAAGCGTTAGCTTTGATTTTGCGGCGACGGGCTCGTCGTCTAAGTCGGCGTCATACTCAACGTCGGCGGTTTCGTCGGCGGCTTCGGTTTCTTCGTCGTCCTCTTCAACGACCGGCGCGGCTTTCTTCTTAGCGGGCTTAGGCGCGGGCGCTCTTGCGGCTTCCATTTCCGCCTTGGTGCGACGATGGCGCTTTTGTTTTTCTTCGACGGCTTCGTCGGCGTCGACTTCTTTAGAGATACCGGCGCGGGTTAGCATCGGCGTCGGCGTCGCCGACGCCGTCGCCGTCGCTTCGCTGGCTTCGTCGCCGTTTACTTTTCGGACTACTTCGTTAATCTGCTCTTGCGTACCGGTAAACGTAACTGACACTTGCATGAATCAAACTCCCTAAATATGGTTTATAGAACGTTGTTTCCTAAGTAGCGTTTCGATTACCGCCTTGTCTATCGAATCCTTAAAGGCGACGTACTGGACTAGCACACTTGATCGCTGGCCGATTCGGTGAGCGCGGTCCGCCGCTTGCTGGTTAACACCAGGGACCCAGTCGAACTCGCAAAAGATTACGCGCGTCGCCTTGGTGAGTGTAAAGCCAATCCCCATGGCGACGTAGTTACCGATAATAATCCGGCGGTCTTTTGATGCCTGAAATTCTTTTACAATGTCTTGACGCTTATCGACAGCGACGTCGCCGGTAATTACGAAGGGCTTAAAGCTTGCGAGCTCGTCGCTTAGCTTTTTGATTACGTCCTTATGGTAGCCGAATATAATCAGGCTTTCATCGGTTTCGGCAATGAGCGCCTTTATATAGTCTATGATCGCTCCGGCTTTTTCGACGCCGAGTAGACGCCGGTACGTCGCTATGTGAAGGTCCTCGCCTAGCAGACCATTTTCAACCGTTAGCCGCTTCTTAATTAAGTCTTCAATATTCGCGTAGGCGTCGCCTAGCTTAGAATCAAGCGAAGCAAGTCGCGGCGGCATATCGTCTGAAACGACGAATACTTCTTCAAGTTTTGGCGGTAAGTTAAGCAGGTGTTTTTTCTGTCGCAGCATGAATGGACCATTCGGAGCGATTACCCTAACCGCTAATTCTTTCACGTTCGACGCGCCGGTAAAATCCCAACCGTATTCGTTACGGTGTCCGCCGCAGTAGCGACGACCGTAATCGAAGTAGCTCATGAAGTCTATACATTCAGGCGCGACCTTTGACAGCAGCGGGTAGAGCTCAACGGGTCTATTTGGCATTGGCGTACCGCTCAAGTACACTTGACGCTCAAACAGGTCGACAATCCCTAGTACTTTCTTCGCGCCTAGTAGCGACTGCGTTCGCTGCGCTTCAGGGTTTTTAAATCGGTGAGCCTCGTCGATAAACAAAAGCCCGCGCTCTTTAATAAACGCCTTGATACGCGCAAGCGTTACCTCGCGGTTTAGTACGGAATCGGGGACAATCAAAACATCGTAAGCGTCGTAGGTACGGATGTTACCGGCGCTTGCTTTAAAGATCGCGACCTTAAGGCTAGGCGACCAGCGTTTAAATTCTTCGACGACGTTTTGCACCAAGAAAGGCGGGCTAATGTAAACCGTTTGACGCGCTAACACCTGCGCGATTATCGCCGCGCAAATGGTTTTCCCTAATCCTGGATCAAGCCCGAGGTAGCTGCGGTTACGCGACAGGGCGAAATTAATCGCTTCGATTTGGTGCGGTAGATATTCGTAGCCTTCAGGCGGTAACGGTAGCGGCTTAGTCCAGGGCGAAATTTCGATAATGGTTTGGTTTAATTTAGTTTTAGCAAATCCTATAGCGTACTCGCGCAGCCTAGCCGCTACCGCTAGATCGGTAGTATACCAAATCTTACGCTCACTGTCCCAACGAAAGCCCGCATCTTTAGCAAGACCGCGATCGGCAAACGCGCAGGAAAATATAAACGTTTCTTTATCGTAGGCTAACGCGGGCAAGACTGATTTTCCTCAAGACTAACGAGATATTTTTAGAACGTGAAACAAAACCTAAAGCATCTTTTTTATTCTGTCTAGCAGAAAATAATTTTTCTTCGGGTATAGACAGCCGCGAATTGAAGCGTTATGGTTTTCTACTCTTCAAAACTAGATTCTATTGGGAAGGCTTCGTACCTATGGACCGATTTAACGGCTTTGACGCCGCGTACCAGCGAATTGAAAAGACCGCAATCCAGACTTGGG